GCAAAGTATTACAAGTGGATCACCAACACTTTTAGGTACCTGGAACTTTAAACCAGTATGTGAACCAAAATACACACCAGTAAATATTGACTTTGTAAACAAAGCTGGATATTGGCAACGTGAATTTTTCTTTAAGGTATCTAACAACAACATAAACACGAAAGAAAGTACGGCTAATTTAATGCAGTCAAGCAGTCATAGTTACAATACAATTCAAGGACAAAGAAAAGGGTTTAATAATAACGGTCAAGAAAGTATAAGTGTAAATACTGGAAACGTAGAAGAAAGCTATTTTGAAACTATACAACAAATTATGTTAAGCGAAAAAATAATAATTGATGACTTACCAGTATTGTGTAATACTAAAAGCTTACAAAAACAAAAAGGTATTAACCAACAAAAACCAGCTAACTATCAATTAACTTTTAACTACGCTTTTGACGCTATTAATTCTGTTATATAATGCGAAAAATTCAAATATATATTGAAGGTGTAATGCTTGACTTGTTTAATGATGAACAAGTAAACTTAAACAGTACAGTACAAAATATAAGTGATATTTCAAAAGTCTTTACAGATTTTAGTCAGTCGTTTACAGTACCAGCAACAAAGCACAACAACAAAGTTTTTCAGCATTGGTACAATTCAGATTTAGAATACTACGATCCTACAAGTGCTGGTGGTACACTTTCTAGCTATGACGTAAACATACGAAAAGACGCACGACTTGAATTAAATTTGACTGCATTTAGAACTGGTAAAATACAACTTGAAAAAGCAAATCTAAAAGACGGAAAAGTAGATAGTTATTCTGTAACTTTTTATGGTGATGTAACAAGCTTAAAAGATAAGTTTGGTGAAGATATGCTAAGTGACGTAGATATGACTTCTATTAGTCACACGTATAACGGTACAGAAGTTTTTAACAGAATTACAGACCATACAACAGATTATGATGTTAGATACCCTTTAATAAGTTCATCAAGATATTGGACTAATACTGGTGGTGGTACAGATGACATAACTGTAACTAATGGTAGAATAGTTTTTACAGAACTATTTCCAGCCGTAAAAATAAAAAAGTTGTTTGATGTTATTGCGAATCATTATGGCGTAAGTTTTAATGGTAACTTTTTAAGTAATGACAGATTTACAAAATGTTTTTTATGGGCAAAAAATGCTAAAGATTTTCAATTTGCAACTGCTGAACAAGTAATAAATTTTAATAGTGTAACTTATGCAAGTGGTACACCAGTTTATAGTACAATAGACTTAACAAATGATACTATAAGTTATACAGAATTATTAGACACAACTATTTCAGTTGGACCGTTCGGACAACTATTTTTACCTTTTTATTATTATATAGACACTAATATACAACCAAGTGACACTACAATAGACTATTATATAGACGTTTATAAAAATGGTACTTTTTCTCATACTGTACAAGGTATAGACAACAACACTTATAATGTTATACAAGACATTAATTCACCTGGACTTAATGAACAAGTACAATTAAAAATACGTGCAGCTAATACTATGAATATTACTGCAAGTATTCGTGCTTATTGGTATTCACCTGGTAATGCAAATAACACTTATCCACCAAGTACATTTGAAAAAGAAGTAAGTAATATTAGTTGTTTGACACAAGCACTTGCAGCTAATGTAGACTTGACTACTTTAGTTCCTGAAATGAAGGTAGCAGACTTTTTTAGTGGTGTACTTAAAACATTTAATTTAACTTGTTATGGTACAGACATAGACACTTTTCAAATAGAACCTTTAGATGACTGGTATTCACTTGGTCAAATATATGACATAACAGAATATACAGACGTAGCAAGTATAGACGTTTCTCGTGTACCTTTATATAATAAAATAGCTTTTAAATATCAAGAAAGTGAAAGTGTTTTAAACAAACAATTTAAAGCTTTATTTTATCGTGAGTACGGAAACACGGAACAATCTTTTACTTATGACGGTGGAGAATTTACTATTGAATTACCATTTGAAAATTTAATGGGTCAAAAATTTACTGGTACAGATTTACTTGTAGCTTTTGCACTTGACGAAAACCTTTCACCATATACACCAAAACCCTGTTTAATGTATATGTACACGAATCAAACTACAAGCGTAAAATTTTTTGACGGAACAAGTGAGCAAACTATTACAAACTATTTACCTTTTGGTCAAGAAGTAAACATAAACGGACAAACAGACTTTAGTTTAAATTTTAGTGCTGACAGAAGTACATTTAGTTTAGCACCAAATTACGATAATTTATATGCTACGTATTACGAAAGTTATTTAGTTAATTTATTTAATCTAAGAAACAGACTTGTAAGTGTAAAAACACAATTACCAATAAGCATACTTACAAAGCTTCAATTAAATGATAGAGTTGTAATCCGTGACAAGCGTTATGTAATTAATGAAATGAAGTCAAACCTTAATACTGGTGAGGTTAGTTTTACTTTATTATTAGATTTTAGAGAAGTAAGAATACCAATTGCAGTACCAACTAATCCAAGTGCAAATTGTGTAGACGTGCCAATTACTTTAGGTAATGGTGTTTGTTCTGTAAATATTGCAACATTAACTGCTGGTGTAACTATCACACCAAGCACGGTTACAAGTAGTCAAGTAATAAGCGTATGTGTACCAGCAAATGCAACACCACAAACTTTAATAGTAACAGAAGAAAGTAATAGTTTATTACCTTCTATTTTAAGAAAGTATTTAGTTACAGAAAATTTTGAAAGAATACAAACAGAAAATAGTGCAGCACAAAGTATTGAATTAACAGTTACAGAAACTTATTGTAATGGAGCAGTAAACGACTATACAATTTTTATAACACAACCATAAAGAAATGTTAGACAAGATAATAGAAATGCTAAAATTAACGGATCACTACGCAATAAGTGAAGAAATAGAAATAGCAAAAGGTAAATACAAGTTAAGTAATAATTTAAAGGAAATATACAAGCAAGAACAAAGAAATTTAAAATTTAAAAAGCTTAACAATGTCACAAAAAAGAACAATAAATCTTGATGTAAACACGAATGCTGAACAAGTTGGTAATCAATTTGACAATCTAAATAAAAGCGTAGACGAAACTGCAAAGACCACAAACAAACTGCACCAAAAGTTTGAAGATGTGTTTAAAGATAGTGAACCACTAACAACTGTACTTGGTGAAATGGAAGACAAGCTATATGAACTTGCTTTAGCTGGGAAACAAAGTACAGACGAATTTGCAGAATTATTAGCTGAGGTAGGTAAATATAGAAAAACACAAATTGAAACAGATTTAGCAGTAGACACGGCAGCGCAAACTATGTCGCAAAAACTTGGTGGTGCTTTACAAGGTGCAGCAAGTGGATTCGCTTTAGTACAAGGTGCTATGGGTTTATTTGGTACAGAATCTGAAGAAGTAGAACAAGCACTTTTAAAAGTAAATAGTGCTATGGCACTTGCTGACGGTATTAGAGGTGTTCAAGAATTTACTACAAGTTTTGGCTTGGCTAGTAAAGCAACAAAGTCTTTTACATTAGTACAAAAAGCTTTGAACTTGGTTTTAGCCGCTAATCCTTATGCATTAATTATTACGGCAGTTGTTGCTTTAATTGGTTACTTTGCAACTTTTACAGACGCAATAAATGTTGTTATAGACGGTTTAAAATCTGTAAGTGATTTTTTAGGGATTACAGATAGTGAAGCAGAAGAAGCTGCTGCAAAGCGTGAACAAGAAGCAAAAGCACAACAATTAGCACTTGAACGTCAACAAAAAACAGAAGAAGCAATACATAACGCAAAAATTACTGCAATAGATAATGAAATAGCATTAGCAAGGGCGCAAGGTAAAGACACCACAAAACTGCAAAAACAAAAAATACAATTTTTAATTGACGAAAAAAAGAAAAAATTAGAAT